TCAAGGTGTGTATAGTATTTGTCTCCCTTACGGGTTTGGAATTGGAATGCTCCTTCGAAAATTCCTTCGTTGTCCCAGCTGATTGGTATAAAGCAATCAGCCGTTACATAGGAGAACTTGATTTCCTCATTCTCCACATATGGCTTAATGACCATACCCCCGAGCCCGAACATAAACTCAAGATAATCTTGAAACTTAGAGAAAAATTTGTTTTGTTCAAATACATCTTCTACTANTTTGTTGAAGTTTTGGTCCGAGACACTAATAGAACAACGCTCGTTGAAAATTAACGAGGACATTTCCTGTGCAACCACTTTGGCCATGTTCATTGTGGCCATGTCCCGTTCACGAGTGCCATCCACAGTGTAGTATTTTACACGATGCCATTTTGGATAATACCCACTGTAAATAGCCTTCCACATTTCAATTTTTTGCAAAGACTCGTTACTTATAGACAATGATCTGTGGTCTAAAATTGAATTAAGCTCTTGAATAATGCCCATCTTGGTGAGCCACCTCCTTATTGTACTAGCGATAAAGCNCATCCTATCACCACCTTAAACATTGAGCCGCAGCTTAATGAGGTTCGATACAACGTAGTATTGAAACGCGTCACAGGTATGGTCGTCCACTTTTATTACTTGCGGCTTTTTGCCTTTCTCAAGGGACTTGCGGTCCCATTGATATTTCCGGTGTTCTTCGATAAAGATTTGATTGTTTTCCGTATCCAAGTAATAAAATCTTCCTTGTGCAAGTAAATCAGTCACATAGTCAATCATTGTTTCCTTATCGGCCTTTGCAACTGGCATCAAGATACGCCCCCAGTCACGATAAATTTGGTTGCGTAATGCCCCTTCAGCGGAGTCGATAACCTCAGTGCCTATTGGTACATTCGAATATTTGGCCTTCAGTCGGCCGATAAACTTTTTGTAGTCTTGTGATAAGTCAGACGGAGCTTTTTTGTTCACCTGGTGTTCCGGGTCATAGTAGTAGGTGTCTAGCAAAATAACATTTTGCTTTTTCGTTAGGCCAAAAGCACAGTAGGTAGTAGCTGACACCTGATGCCCTCCGTCTACTGCAATATCAATTATCAACAAGCTATCGTCCTCAGGAATATTTTGCAACGGCTTAAACAGCTGGATGTTGTAAATAAGGTCACCGAGGCCGATAACATGTCCAAGGTACATCCAACGCCAGTANTCCGGATCATTTTCACGGTAACGCTCTATTTTGCGGAGCAANTGTTCCGAGAGAAAGCCTTTCTTGTCGTCGAGATANGTCGAGTGATGTATAAAATAATCNGGATCNCTTTCTTTGTCTTTTATCCACTCGTTAATCCACTCGTATGGATTCCGTGGCGGGTTGTATGAAAAATAAACTTTAACCTCTTTGCCGTTATCCAGCTCTTGGCGAATAAACGTATCTTCCACAGTGTCAATGTCCTCTACACCGTCGAACTCGGCTAACTCCTCGAACCATAAGGCCATGACATAACCTTTAGCGATTTTAGCCGACTTTAGCTTTACCGGGTCATCGCATCCGTAAAAGTAAAAGGCAGTTCCAGTTGGTTTGTGTATAATCTTTAGTGGCGATTCACGGAAGATGAATTGGTCTTGTACACCGAGCATCAGAATTGCCCACTGTATTTGCTCATATACGGAGGTTCTCAGATATTTGGCTACCTTCCGTAAAACGACCACATTTCCTAGCGGGTCCTCGAGAAAGCCCTTAACCAGCTTTAAGCTGATAACCGATGACTTGAAAGAGGAGCGACCGCCTTTAGCAACGATATGAGTTTTGTCCGTAGTCCACAATGAGTAAAAGTTTTCGTTTATTAAGTCGGTGATTTTTACTATTTTAGCACTGGATTTTTTATGGACCGGTTCGTCGCCGCTACTATAGTTAACCTTCTTTGGATTTTTGACTTTTGTAAAGTTTACTAACAAAATACGGTCGTCTATCACCTCTATAGGCTTCAGTTTCTTGCGTTTGTGTAATGGAATTGCGGCTTTCGGGAGGGGAATACCCACTGTTAACACCTACTTTCTGCGGAGCAAGTTATTCTTTTGACTCGGCTAGTTCCTTGGAATCTTGTTCCTGAAGTACTTTTTCCATTTCCTTCTCATTCGAAACGATGATAGTTTTGGAGTTATTATCTCCGTTAATCTGGTTGGTCAATTCAGCCTTCAGCTTGCGAATTTCAGTACGGATCTTTTGAATGTTCGCTTGCATCTGCCGTAACCGGAGTTTGCGTTCGTCGTCTTGGTGCGTAAGCTCCACATACTGCTTAATCAATGAGCGGAGCTCGGACATAGCTTTGGATTGTGCATTGAGAAAAGCAGCTTGACGGTCCCATGGAAATTGAATCTCGTACTCAACTTCTTCTGAATTAGTGGTATTCCGTACTCGTCGAATGTGCTGAATGATTTCTTCACGGTTGGCAACGTACATGATTTTCTGAGATCGGAGAACCGTTGCGTACTGGATCTTGATTTGATCCCACAATATGTCCAACGGGTCCTGTTCATCGATAAAATCCATTGCTTCCAAAATGTCCGGTGGAATTAGCTTGGAAAACAGGCCGTGACGTATGTTGTTGGTGTTTCCTAGCGGAGCTCCCCTGCGGTGGTGTAGCTCATACGGATGTTGTAGTCGAGTCCAGTTGTGACGGGCTCTCCACTGCTTTACTCGTTGCACAGAGACCCCATACTTTTTTGCGATCTTTCTTACCGCCATTCCTTTTTCGAAGTCTTTTTCAGCCAGTAATCGTTTCTCTTCTAGTGATAGGTTAGCAAAATCCATGTCACCACCCCTTTTATTNTTTTTATATTATCCNCTTAGTGGGCTTTATTTTTTACATTAAAAAAGACCTCTGATAAAGATCAGAGGCCTCGTAAAGAAAACCCAAAAGGAGACCGGTGGAGGAAAGCCTACGTGTAGCAAAAAAACACTGAGCCTTCCATAAATAAATAATAAAACATTTTGAGCAATTTGTAAATGGATTTTTGTAAAAAAGTAGGTGTTTGCTATTCCACAGGATCATAAGTTTCGGCGAAAATATCAGGCTTGCATGGATATATCTCGCCTTTTATTCCTATTATAATATAATCACCAACATTAGCCATCATCTCGCCTTCCAACGTTTCAATTAAANCGTGANCTAACCGGTATTTAATCTTTCGGTTACTTTCGTCCCTTATATACNCTTCGGACCAACCTTTCTGATCAAGTAATTCCTGAGTTAACTGAAAGGCTTCTACAATAACAGGCTTTTTGCGATATTTTTTCACTTGCATAAGTTTATCCCACCTTTTCTATAATAATATAATAAAACTAGTCACTTTTTAACTCTTAGGTAATATTTATCTAGTAAATATTTATCTATGGAATTAATTAATGCAGTCTCATAGGTGCTGAAACGAGTTAGGCATTCAACACATTCCCTTCGGCGACGAATACCTTTTGTTGTGCTCCGGCTGTCGAGCACTTTTGTTTTTGATTGACAGATAGGACATTTCATAATGATTCCCCCTAGGCAACGAATATTATATAGACCAAATAAGTAAAATAATTGTGGTAACGAAAAGCAAAGTGTCCACAATCAGCAAGCCAATAAATAAGTTTTGTAACCAACGTTTATAATCGCGGAGCTTAATTCCGGCAAATATTGAACATACAATAAAAGTTACGAGAATAAGTGCTAAGGTTAAAAATAGTTTTCCTACAATTTCAGCTGCAATTAGCATAATAACTTCCTCCTTTTACCATTCGTAATATTTTCTTGGATTTTGTTTTCGGTGAGTAAAGCGATTATCCTTCATCTGCTGGGGTCCGAAGGTTTTGTTCGTCCGGTCGGCTTTTTCTCCTCCACCACCTTTCTTGATGCCTGGACGGTGTACCTCTTCATANTAAANTTCACGCCAANCTTCCAGGCCCTTTTCTACTTGTTTTTGAGCCAGTTTTTCCACACGTCGGATTTCATCTTTGAGGCTCATGCTGTAGTCCAGCCCATTATAAGACCTTGCCTTAAGGTAACTGGCCGCTTGTTTTAACTGCTCCAGGTAGCGAAAAGCATTTTCCTCGCGGGCCCAGCATTCGGTGTCGAGGTCATTCCACAGGTGAAATAGCTGATTAAAAACGGTACACTGAAAGCCGTTAAACTTAACGCAGGTACTGCAATATTCGGCGGACTTTTTAAGCTTTTCTTTGCTCATCCGTTGCGGAGCCCCCTTCGGTTGTTATGTGACAGTTGATATAATTTATTATCCCCCGCGTTTGTGAGTTTTGATAAATCTTATATAAGAAAAATTTCTCGTTTGGACGAAGGTTGTCCAGAGCGGTGTGTTTTGTTGTTTTTAATTTTAAAGCAAGGTCATCAAAAATCTATATCTAAAATGCCCATTTTTTAACAGTTTACTCCCATTTTATGGTATAATTTAAGTTGTAAGTAACTATTTCTCCTTTTTAATCAATTTTTTAACCTCCTTTGCTGCGGTGGTCCCGATTAGTGCTACCCTATGGGACTGCCCTCTTTTTTGTGATTCGTATATAATCCACTTCGTACCGTTATAATGCTCCAACGTTGCTTCGACTTTTTCCTTACTAAAAGAAACAGCCTTGTGAATGTCCCGTTTGCTAACAGGTCGATCCGAGTTTTTCTTCAGGTAGCGAATGATTTTGTTTTTTACTGCAACTCGCTCCTTCACAGTAAAACCTTTTTTCTTCTTCCGTGTTTTTTTCAAGGAAAGCCTACGATTAAGCTGAGCTTGATCCTCGTACTCGTAAATAGTCTTTCTCATCTCACGGACAGATTGTTTAACGTATTCCTGAGTTTCTTCGTCGTCCAAAAACTCTATTTGAGATTTTATTCCTTCAATTATTAAAAAGGTTAAAAAGCGGTTACGGCTGCTGTCGAACTCAAAAATAGTTCTCAGCTCGTCCAGTTTTAAAGCTACTTCTTTGGGAACTCTTACTAATAATCGTTTAAAATTGTAGCTCATGGTTATCCCCTTTCGTATTATTTATTTCATTAAATAATTATAACATAAGTTTTTTGCTTGTCCACATAAAGTGNGAATTTTGATAGTGTCAATTTTATAACCTAACTCACATACTCGGATAGAATAAAAGTGAGTATTTTAAGTAGTGCCAACTTTTGTAGTTCAGTGCACTTTTGTTATTTGTTAAAAAGTGTACGGAGCTAATTTGGTGCAATTACTTAACTTAGCACACTTCAGAAAATGTTGGAGAAAAAGTGATCGAAAACAGCCAATTATCTACATGACATGGTCGCTTACTTTTTTCATTTAAGGTGTGCGGACTCAGGTTTTGTGTAGACTACGCAAAACTCTCAGTTTTTTGAGCCATTTTTGGCCCTTTTTTAATAAAAAAATCATGAAATTTNCCCGCACACTGGCGNTTAAAATCCCTTAACAAGGCCTTGCGAGCAGGTGATAGCTACATTTTGAGTGTGCGAAGTCAGTTCGTAGCACAAGCCTTCGCAAGGCCTCGTTGACAGATTTGGGCGCGATACACTCTTCCAACGGTACTTTTAGGACCCTTTAAGGGGTCCGTTAAGTACCGTTGAAGTGTATCGCGGGTTCTGCCTGGAAAAGTTTGATTTTTTGGATGTGACAAGAGTAATGAACGTTGTGTTCGCACACTTTTTGTATAGTGTGCTGAACCAATTTGTCCAGTTATCAGTTCCGCACACTTTTTAAAATTCCTTCTTTGCAAGTGTGCTAAGCTGTCATGCTACCATCACAGTACCGAGCACTTTACTCGATACTAGCCCATCCCTCTTCGCTGTTGACCGTGACTAAAATGTCATGTCCGTGTGGAGTAATAACTCTCAATCGACCGCCGACTGTGTCGATAACCCTCATTCGAGTCTCCGGAAAAATTAGGTAATAAACGTTCTCAACTTGATAATAAATTGCCCGCTTCACTACCAACATTCTGTGGATAACCCCCATGTGGTTTTTACGAGATTTAACGCGGTTCCTATTAGCGCGTTAAAACAACGGCCTCTATGAGCCTGCTGGCTGCCTCATACGGCTTTCTAGTATCTATATAAATATAGCGCTCCGCGCTGAGCTACGCCGAATCTCGCTGAACCTCATCGAACTTCGTCTAAGCCCCGACAGCTGAGACCTTCAGTAGGCCAAACGGGCCTGCTAAAGGGTCAAAACTGGGTAGATTCCAGGCAAGTTTTTTCTTATTATATATGCAGATTTTAGCGGAGCAAGCGTTACAGTTGTTTTCATGGTCGTTCCTATTTATATACCTTTTGTGCTCCTTCTATTTGTTGCTGTATGGCTTGTGGGATTATTTTTAGAAAAACCCATTTAGATTTTGGAGAAATTCTCTTATAATAAAATTGAAGAAATTAAATAAACTACGAAAACGAATTAAGAAAACGAATTAAAGGAGGTAATTGAAATGAAAAAAATCTTCTTAGATATTACCCTTGCTAAAGGAGTTATCAATCCTGAGGACATTCCAAGTCTCATTGCTGATTTACCAGTTGCTGATGGCGGAACAGAAGGTATAATCTTAAGCGGACGCATGCCTGTTTGGGCTTTCGCTGCACTTACTCATCACTTCCATCCACGCCCATTTGTTGCTACGTTCGACCCACGCCTTGCCGGGGGAGTCGTTGTCGCCAGTCACACAAAAAGCCTAAATGTCGGTGATGTGATTGACATCTCGGACGCTGACCGCATCGACTTTACATTTGGAGGTGACACGAAATGAAAAAAGTTATCTTCCTCTCAGGTCCACCGAAGGCGGGGAAATCTCGTCTTCGGGGGGACATCTACAGAGAGTTGTTGAACTCTGGACATCGTTCTTGGTTTGTGCAGGCGTTCTCTCCCGACTGCGAGGGGCAGTGGGTGAACGACTGCCATGAAAAAGGACTAGGCAGCGAGGCTGAAAACCTTGCTAGAAAAGTAAAAAACGTGGTGAAAGAGGCAGGAGA